GACCCGGCTTTCGGAGCGCTCACGGGCGGTGGAATCGCGGCCGGCACTATTACCGGATCGAACATCGCCAGCGGCACGGTTGCCAACTCCAATCTCGCCAACATGGCGGCGAATACCGCCAAGTGCAATAATACCGGCAGCCCGGCGGTACCGGTCGACTGCACGGCAGCGCAGTTGGCTACGAATGGAATCGCTACAACTACGGGCGTCAATACCTTCACGCTTGATAGCTATTTCAAGAGCGGTAATCCTTGGGTTGACGTGAAGGCATTCGGTGCAGTTTGTGACAACACGACGGACGACACAACGGCGATCCGAAACGCTATCGCTCAAGTCAATACGACCGGCGGTGTTGTTCATTTTCCAAATGCTCCGTGCAAAATCACCGGCACGTTGACGATCAGTGGCGCCGTTATCTTGATGGGCAGTAATGCGGTCGCATCGTCCATCTACGCCACGTCGGGGGACTTTACCGCTGTCGCGTTCACTGGTGCCGCGAGCTTCGGCGGGATACAGAATCTTAGCGTGTTCTGCGGGCAAGGGGCCGCAGTCACGACACCGTGCGTGTCCATAGGTCTCAATGCCGTCATAAATGCGCGTGATTGTCGCATCTGGGGCGGCTATCAAGGTCTGCTGACGGCCGGCGTGGATGGCCTGATCGAGAACTGTTTCATCGCGGCCGCTGCGACGAATGGCTACGGCGTGTATTCGACCGGAGCGAATTGGTACATTCGGGATAAATTCGACTCGGTATTCGGGACGACGCAGGTTGCCGCGTTCTATCAGGGAAGTATGAACGTCATCCAGGAAAATCACTTGGTTCAGTGTGATTTTACTGGCACCTATACGAACAGCGTTCAGGTAGCGGATACTTTCAACGATGCGATTACGGTGCTTGATGGGAGTGTTTTTTCCAGTCCTGTATCAATCGGAACATCAAAAGCAACGATCTTTCTCGGCAGCGAAATCGGCTCGACGACGCTCACGACTAATGGCGGACCGGTCATGATGAGCGGAAATTATGCATTCAACGCAACGACGGTAACCGGTACGAGCACGCGGGTATGTTCCGCAAACTTTAATGTAACGTGCTGACATGACGACGCAAGCAGCACTTTCGATCGGTGGAACGCTTGGCGTTTTGCTGTCCAACGTATCGACCGCGATTCTGACTACCAACGCGCTGATGAAAAAGATCACGTTCCACAATCCCGGGTCCGTGGTCATGTACGTATGTCCATCACTCGATATCAACGGTGGCGCGTTGGTCGCCGGTGCCGGGCAGGCTGGAAACTACGCCGTGTACCCTGGCGCTACGATGGTGTTGGAAGGCGACGGTGTAGCGGGTTCATGGCTTGGTGCCGCCGCAAGCGCGGGTTCCAATCCTCTCACTATCGCTGTGAGTGAAACGCTATGATGAAACGTTCCATTCTTGGATTTCTATTTGCGTTGTGGTCGTCGATCGCGGCTGCACAGGGCTGCGGACCGGCGAATCCGAACTGCATCGTGCCTACCGCACCACCCGGTACGAATAATAATCAGGCGGCTTCTACAGCTTTCGTTACCAATGCGACAGGCTCGATAAGCGGCGTTACGATTACCGGGACCGCCGCGGCCGGCAACGTGCCGGTAGCTACCAGCTCGTCCGCAGGCGTATGGGAGAGCTTTTCACTTGGGATTGATGCTTCGATAGGCTCGACTCGCGGAAGCGTCCTGGAGCGCGGCGCGGCGTCCTGGGGCATCATAACGCCGGGCACGTCTGGGCTCCCCTGGATAAGTAACGGGGCGGGTGCCGACCCTGCGTATCAGGCGATTACGAATGTCGGTCACGCGGCAATGACGCAGAACGCGGTTAAGGGTGCCGCATCGTCAACGGCCGTTGCCGATCTTTCAATTCCATCATGCTCGACTACAGCGTCAGCCCTCCAATGGACTACGAACACGGGTTTCAGTTGCAGAACTGGTCTTCCATCCTGGGCGGCTTTTACGCCGACTCCGACGTGTGGCACGGCCACGATAACGACCAATTCGGCGCGATTTTCTACATCAAACAAGACTACTGCATTTCAACTGGATTTCACCATTACGGCAATCGGTACGTGCACGACTACGGTGTCGTTCACGGCACCTAATACGGCGAATTCGAGTGGCTCCGCGATAATGGCCGAAACCACTGTTAACGCCGTCATGGGCGTGTGCAATTTTTCTTCCGGAAGCGCTACTGTCGGATGCAGCAAAAACGCTCTGGCGAATTTTGTCGTGAACGAGCATCACATTGTAAGCGGTGTCTACGAAAATCAATGAAGTTCATTTCATGTTTTCGATCAGCTCAGCAATGATACTCGTGATCGTGCGCCGGGTTTCTTTGGCTTTCTTCTCCAATTTATTCTTTTCTGCGACCGTAAGTCGCATATCGATTCGGCACGATCTTGCCGGTTTGGTTTTTGCGGCCACGGGCATGGGTTCCTGATTCCAAGGATGATTTGTCATCCGATATCTTGTACATATATTGCCGTACCTTGTCAACCATCGATCGCCATCGACATTGCGCACGCATCAAGCCGATCAGGTGAGCGTCCGATTGCCTTGTGGATATTGACTTTTGGCGTCATGAACAGCCGCATTTTATCGTCGCGCCGGCAACCGCCACCGCCCCATTTGTACGCGGCGGCTTCTTCCGAAAGCAGTTTGTCATTGGGCATCGATACGTCGCCTTGCAGCCATCTTTGGAATTTATCGTGTAGCTCGGAGCGTCGATTGCCGTACAGTACATCGTTCAGCGCGCCCCAGGCGAAATTGACGGCGACCACTTTTTCCGCGCCGTATTTGCGCATGCGGAGGCGCACGGCGTCGACCAATCCCTTGCCGACTCCCGTCACGTCAATCGCGATTGCGTCCATGCTGAACCGTTCATACGTCTGGGCGAGCCAATCCGCCTGCACGTTGAAATCGCGATTCGTCAGCTCGCCCCATACACGCGCCCCGATTGCAGAGCCTTGCCGGTCACATACGAATGGCTTGTCCTGCCCATCGCCTGCCGGGTCCACACAGAGCAGTTTCAATGCGCCGGCCGATGGAGCAGGCTTGCGGAGCATGGCAGCATTGACAACGGACGCAGGAAAGAAATCCAGCGTACTATCGGCCATGAAGCATTCGTCGTACGTGGCCGGGTATTCCTGCCGCGTCAGCCGGTGTATTTTTTCAGGCTGACCACCGTTCATGGCAGCGATGGTGTAGTTTTGCAGCCAAAACCAATAGATCTGTTCCCGATCGAAGCCGTGGAATTTGGCGTAGTCTTCGAAGTCCTTTGGCGCTTTCCATCCTTGCGGAACCTCTGCGCGGTATTCCGGCATTACGCCCCACGGCAGAAAATGCAGTCGCCACGGTCCCTTGTTCTGACCTGCATGTGCTTCCTGGCACATGCTGTAGAACATGCCGGACTGGCCGTTGCCGGTGCTCTCCATGAATATTTCGGTATCCGGAAGGTTCTGCACGGTTTGCAGTAGACCGGACGACAAGTCTTCCGTGTTGTCGAAAAATGCAGCTTCCGACAAATGAAGCAGGTGAAAGTCATCGGAACGGCCGATGTCGCCACCTTCCGCGGAAGCCACTTTGTAGAGCGATTTCAATTTGTCAAAAACCAGTTCGTAAGCGTTAGACGCGCCAAGATGCGGCCGCGCGCTTGCGGGCAGGTCGTTATAGAAATCCTTGATCTCACGATGCAGTCCGGCCGCGCTGTCGGAGCGATGCGCCACTATCTGGGCACGGCGGCCGCGCTCTGTCGCTGTGCGATGGAAATGGCGTGCGCCTACATATCTGCTGACGCCCATGCGTCGCGCTTTCGGGACGAGTGCTCGCACCATTCCGAAAATTTTCTTTTCATCCTGTATTCCGGTATGCAATACGCATTGCGCTCTGTTCAAGATAAACGGGATGCGCTCGCCACCTTGTCGCGGCCGGACGCGCAAAAACGTCTCGCGGTACTTGTCAAAATCAAGCAGTCTGGCCCGCACATCTTCTCTGCTTGGCGGGACCGGAGCGGACCAGGGATATTGCACACGTCACCGTGCCTTTTTCAGTTCCAGTACATCTCTTTTCAGCTCTTGCACGTCCTGGCGTAGCGCAACCATTCGCTCCTCGAATTTCGCCAGCGCGATCAGAACGTCCGTGATCTTCTTGATTTCGAACTGTAGACCATCAATCATTTTACTCTGCTTATTGTTGCTCCATTCGATTCTTTGGAGCCGCCCTTTCAGAGCGAAATATCCGCCTACTCCAGTAATGACGAAACCGACAAAGGTCAGTACGTGACCAAGATTGATGGTATTGTCAAAGGCGATCACGTGGCTGTCCCCTAGTCAAAAAGAATGGGCGACACGTTTTGGCCGCCGCCCGTAGACCACCTCTGCCGGGAGGATCAAGTATGCTTTGCTTTTTCCGCCTCGTATTTCGCAGCTTGCCCCTTCTGATAGGGCATCCATTCAGCATAGGGCAAATCGCCAGCCGTATATTGACCGCCTTCCTGAACAATCGGAACGTGATGGCGGCGGTGCATGTGGCCTACGGAATCGAAAACCACCAAATTTACCAAGTCGTCATTATGCACGTGAACGACGTGCGCCATGAGTGGCTTGGTTATGTCGTTATGAACGACGTCGGACTGGCCTTTCGGGTGGTACAGCATTACGCGGCCATTGGTTGGGGTGATTCGAGTCATCATGTTTTCCTTTGTTGAGCGTGTTGTCGAAAGAATCAGAACTTGAACGAGACGCCGATCTTCTGTTCGAAGACGTGATACTTGGTGTTGCTCGTAGCCAAAATGCCACCCGTAGTGCTGGTCGGATCGGCGATGCTCAGCGACTTGTCGCCAAGCTGGAAATAGTCACCTTCCATGAAAATCTGCCAGTGCGGATCAAGTTGGTAGGCGAGTCCGGCCAGGACGTTCCATCCCGTCGAGGTATCATTTGCCGCGGCGGACAGGCTGGCAACCTGGAGATTGGGCTTGGCACCTCCGAATGCGAAACCACCGCCGAGATAACCAAGCAGGCGACCGTCACCGGTCAGCGGGAGCCCAGCGATCACGTCAAGGTCGCCAAGATAGTTGGTGGCGTTCGAGACGCTCAGAGCGTTGACGGTTGCTACACCGTTGATGTTCGGAGTCGCATTGCCGCCGCCCTGCATGTTGGCGTAGGCGATATCGGCGCGGACGCCGAGCACCAAGCCATTGGGGGCAAATTGATAATTGTAGCCGAATGATCCACCGACGCCCGGACCGTGCGGCGCGGAAGCGAGATCGGCAAGAGGATTTACCGTTGAGCTACTGCCTATCGGCGCTCCGACGCTGGTATTCGTCAAGTTGGCACCGTAAAGACCGTAGCCGGACAGGTAGAGACCGCTCCAGTTTGCCGCGGCCGGCGCGCTCATGTAGGGGGCGGCCTTCGTCGGATAGCCAACATCGGCCGCGAGGACGGCAGACGCATAGGCGGTGCCCAAGAACGCCATGGCGAGGGTCTTAAGATACTTCATGCTCAAATCTCCTTCGGGCTTCGTGCCCGTCCGCACTGTATGACATATTGCGTACTCGTTGACTGTACCCAAAAAGACACACGTGACGGATGAAGCCTCACGACGGCAGCCGGTAAAGGAATCCAAAAACCCGGCTGCCGTCGCGCCGTGGGCCCCGCTTGACCGGACTTGTGGGTGCAAATATCAGGCGGGCACGGGAACTCAGGGCTTTGTTGGCGGTCCTGCCAATGCCGGGGCATTCGGCGCGCCGGGCGTTAGATGGCTGATTACGTCGGCGACTGCGGCCTCCGGTGTTTTTCCTTCGACCTGGGCTACTGTCGTAATGGCCTGCTTAAGGACAGGAAGCAACGCCAGAATCAGATTGAACCACTGCATTTCAAGTTTCCTTATGTTGTGGCCTGCACTGGCCGGTGGAACAGTTCTTTTTCGCGAGCGCGACGGCGCGAAAGTCCTACCAGTATCTTGCCGCTCGCCCGATCGTAAAGCATGAAATCTTCATCGGCCAGTTGATAGTTGCCTCCATTGAGCGCCGTGAGCAGCGAGCAATGCGGATGGGCGAGCCATCCAGTATTGAACTGGAAACTCACCAGCGCATCGAACTGGTTCTGGTTGAGTGGCACCCTGACGAGATGCGCCACCTCAATTTCGACCGCTGCCAAATCGGAGGCCAAGATCGCGTCGGCTTCGCTGTGCTCGATTGTCTGGCCGACGTAAACTCTTGGCGGCCCAGCCGCGTCAGTATGGCCGTAACCAATCGTAAGAGTGCCATGCACATGTTCTCCGGGCTTGACGATGTGATCGTTGGCGTCATCGTAGGCCTGGAGAAAGAGGCCCTCAATGCCTTCGATGAAGGCACGTCCGGCTGGTGATGTTTTCATGATCTATTCAACCCTAATCCGGAAAGTAGGTCCGCTGAACTGTCCTTTGGTGCCATCTCTAGCGTCGACATTACTGGTATATTTACCTCCCATGTCTTTGTTGCGCGGGTCCATACCGGCGTAGAGGCTCTGCAATGTCTGCCGGTTCCGT